CCCCCCACTCCCCCTACCCCTTGTACCGCGGCCATTTTGTGACGTAGTGGCAAAAGCCATACCACACTCACGCGAAGCGCCCAGCCCCTCGTATGGCCCTTCCGCAAAGCGAAAAAGCCATATTGCCGCCGCGCCCGCCGCGTGGTATATCTGGCGGGAAAGGAGTCGAGTGATGGACCTGCCACTGGACATCGTAGGGACCGCCGCCAGGGCGCCGCTGTTTGCCGAGGCTGACCGGCCGTTGGCCGAAGCCGATTTGGCGCTGCTCGGGACGGAGCGTGGAACGAAGGCCCCGCCGCTGAAGCGCCTTCGCGAGCGCCATCACGCCCTGGCCCGCCACATCGCCTCCGGGATGCAGTACAAGGACGCCGCCGCGATTTGCGGCTACGAGCTGTCGCGCGTAAGCATCCTTCTCGCCGATCCGAGCTTCAAGGAGCTGGTTGAGTTCTACAGCGCCGACGTGAAGCGCCGCTACGCCGCCATGCACGACGTTCTTGCCGGGCTGTCCCTTGACGCGGCGCTCCTTATCCGCGAGCGCCTCGAAGAGCATGGGGAGGAAATCCCCATCACCACGCTGAATGAACTGGTGAAGATGGGCGCGGACCGGACGGGCACTGGCCCGTCGTCGAAGCAAGAAGTGAACGTCAACGTGAACCTCGCGTCCAGGCTTGAGGAGGCGCGGAAGCGCGTTGCCTCGCGGACGATCGATCTTCAGCCGATAAAGGATGCTGCCGAATGACCACTCGCGCCAATCCCGCCACCTCCGCCGAGGCCGTCACCAAGTCGGACTCAACCGTCCATACCCCGCCCTTCCGCGCCCTTTTTATTGGCGGTGCTGGCGTCGTGCGAGTCCGTACCGCGGACGGCAATGACGACATCGACTTCACCGTACAGGCCGGCACACTCCTGCCGGTCTCAGTCGATATGGTGAAAGACGCCACGACCGCGACGTTGATTGTAGGGCTGCGCTGATGCACGTAGGGCTCGGACTCGGCCTCACCCGTCGTCAGGGCGGGGGGTGGTCGGCGCTGCAGATTCTGCAGTCCTACGGCGCCGCGTTCTTTCTCCACGATTTTACGCGGACGGACCTGACGTTCCAGGAAGTCGGCGGGTATACGCTGTCCGATGACGCTGGCGAGACGGTAGCCATTGCGCTCAGCATGGACCAGATTGGCAGAGGCACGCGAGATGCGGCGGCGGACGCCAAGCCCGAAATTGTCGTTAACGGCGGGCCTTTTGTCAACACCACAGGCATCACCGGCATCTCGGCGACGCTTTCGGTAGCCAGCAGCATCCTGACCATCACCGCGACATCGAGCAATTCCGGCCGTGGCGAATGGGCAGTGTCCGGACTGACTGTCGGGCGTGTCTATCGGGTTGTCGGGCGTGTGCGCCGGAAGACAGGTACGGGCCAGCAGTTCCGCGCGTTCACTTGGGGCACGATCCCGACAACCGCGATCACGATCGACACGTTCGGGAACTACACGTTCAACGTCGTGGCCACAGCTACAAGCGGTGTTATCTGCATTTACAGCTCTGGCGTCACTGCCTCCAACGATGCGGTGGACGTCCAATCACTTTCGATGAAGGAAGTGCCGGGCAATCACGCGGATCAGGCCACGTCGACCAGCTATCGGATGGTCAGGCGGGCTGATGGATCGCTGCGCGCCGATGGGATCGATGACCATCTGCAACACAAACTCATTCCCGCGTCGACCGGGACGATTCTGCAGAGGAGCAAATTCAACTCGACTTCGGGTACGCAGTTCCTGGTCGGCTCGCAATCGTCTTCTACGACGCAACGCTGCGCGATCGGCTTGTCCACCAAGATGCTTGCCCGCATCGGACCAAACAACGCCATCAACAGCGAGGTTGATCCGCATACGGATTACGCGGTAATGGCGCTCGCGTGGGGGGTCAGCGGTGAAACCGCGCGGCTCTACAAGGATGGCACGGAAATCGGCAGTGTCCTCCAGACCGGCACGCTGGCCTCCACGAACGCGCTGTGGAGCGGAGTGATCAATGCGGCCGGCGCGCTGTCGTCACCTGCTTCAATCGACATCACGCACACCGCTTACATCGCGGCGCGGCTTACGCCCGCCGAAATCGCCAAGATCGCACAGGAGTGGAACGCATCATGAGCACGAACCCCTATCTTCTTGTCACCCTCGACGCCTATGTCGCCAACGCCCGGCTCGTGCAGGGCGTGCTCGGCCTCGGTTACGGCGGCCTCGGCACGGCGCTTGTCGCGGTCGATGATGACGAGGCGACCCACGAAACGCAGGCGCTTGCGTGGTGCCATCTCGACATGAGCGGCACCACGGAACTGGTCGACATCCTCAACGGTCTCTGCAATGGCGCCCTGCCGGCCGGGCCGATCTGGGGCGAGGATGGCGTCATCCCCTCGCTCGATGCGCAGGAAGCCTACATGTACAACCATTCGTCTGTCATCTCTCTGGTCGGCGTTCCCGACGCGACGCGCGCGGCCACAATCAACGGCGCGCTCGCCGGCATGGGCTACAAGTTCCGCCCGTATCCGTCCGAGGTCTGACCCCAACACCCTCGCCACTTTTGTGGGTGTGATTGGCTGCCAGTCACCTTCCGCAATTGACGCACTCGTAATTGTATATTAGTGGATATGTAATGGACGACACCTTCATCGAGGATTTGGCCACCTTCAGTAACGACCCACTCGGGTTCGTACTGTGGGCCTTCCCGTGGGGTGAGCCAGGTGAACTCGAGCGGTTCATTGGACCGGAACCGTGGCAAATTAAACTACTGACCGATCTTGGTTCCGGTCTTCTTACCATCGAAGGCGCAATTCGCCTTGCCCGCACATCGGGCCACGGCATCGGCAAATCAGCCTGTGTCGCATGGATTATTCTATGGGCTATGTCCACGTTTGAGGACTGCGTTGGCGTTGTTACTGCCAATACCGAAACGCAGTTGAAGACGAAGACCTGGGTACAGCTTGCCAAGTGGTATCGGCTGTGCATCACACGCGGCATGTTCAAGATGACCGCGACGGCCATGTTCAGTGTCGATCCGGAGCATGAACGTACTTGGCGAATGGACATGGTGCCGTGGTCTGAGCGTAACACGGAAGCATTTGCCGGCTTGCACAACCAGGGCAAACGTATCCTTCTCGTCTTTGACGAGGCTTCGGCCATTCCCGACCTGATTTGGGAGGTCGCCGAAGGCGCATTGACCGACAAGGATACGCAGATCATCTGGGCCGCCTTCGGCAATCCTACGAGAAACAAAGGCCGCTTCCGCGACTGTTTCCCCGGAGGCCGCTTCGCCCATCGGTGGAGTTCCGGCGTCGTCGACTCTCGTGCCGTTTCCTTTACGGACAAGGCGCAGATCGCTGAGTGGGCGGCGGACCATGGCGAGGACTCTGACTTCTTCCGCATTCGCGTCCGCGGGGTGTTCCCGCGGATCGATTCCGAGTCCTTCATACCGTTGTCTCTGGCCCTTGAGGCCATTGCCCGCGAGGTCGAACCGCAGCGAGGGCCAATCGTCATCGGTGTTGACGTCGGGCGCTTCGGCGACGACCCTTCAGTCATCTACCCCCGCCAGGGCCGTGACGCCAGTTCGCGCCCGCCCGAGCTTCTCTACGGCTACGACACCATGCAGACTGCGGCGCGGGTGGCCCAACGTTTCCTCGAGTACCGTGCCACGATCGTAATGGTCGACAGCGGCGGTGTTGGCGGTGGCGTCGTAGACCGCCTGCGGATGCTCCGCATCCCGGTGATGGAGGTCGACTTCGGCGCTAAGCCCGACGAAGTTAACGTCGACGATGGCAGCAAGTACGCGAATAAGCGCGCCGAGATTTGGGGCGCCATGCGGACGTGGCTCCGTACCGGCAGCATTGCCGCGGTAAAAACCGGCGAGCAGACCACTATCGCCGACGAACTTACCGGCCCGAACTACGGCCTGAACGGCAATGAGGCCATCCAGCTTGAATCCAAGAAGGACATGCGCCGCCGAGGCGTGGCGAGCCCAAACGTGGCGGACGCCCTCGCCTGTACCTTCGCCTACCCAGTCTTTGACTGGACGGATAATGAAATGCCCGCAGTCGTGACGTCCGTTCCCGACTACGATCCGTATGAACAATCCCGAGTCTACCACTGAAAGGAGACGCCCATGTTTGGAGGTTCCACCCCGAAGGCTCCGCCGCCCCCGCCGAATACGCCGAGCCTGTCTCTTATACACATCTGACGCTGCCGACGAAGAGGAGAGAGTAGATCTCGCTGGTCGCAGTGT